CCTGTAAAATAATAATTCACCTTACAACCCCTCATTATGTTACTTCCAAAATTTATCTTTTAACTCTTTAATAGGTTTTACAACCCATTTTCTGTAAAGATTTCCTAATCTATTTATAACTCTTTTAATCATTTTTTTTCTCTTTAATTTCATAGAAGAACTTATCAGTGTCTTCTGTTATCCATTTACCTGTGTCTTCCACATTCCATTCATTTGTTTGCACTTTCCAGTCAGGAATATTGTCCTTAACTGTAAAGGAAGGTAAGTCCCATATGCATCTATTGTTTGGCTGTGCCGCATAATTACCATCATCTAACGCAATTATGTGTGCGCACTTGTGTTCGTGCGGTATCTCAGAATGTTCGACGTCGAGTATATTACTCTCTGGATGTGCAAAGTCAACGGTAAATAAATATTTACCACTATGCCACTTTTTATCTTTACCGATGTATTTACCTGATGTGCCTGCTAATAAATCCCAAGTATGAACAGAAGGATAATAACTAAAACAATTCCATAACTGAAGTTCATCCAGTCTACGTTTCGGAACACTTTCCGGTCTAAAACCTCTCTGTATGAAGGCAGATATCGGGAGACGATAAAAGACAGCGCCGTTCTCCATAATTGCATGGAATAAAATAGCGCGACCTGCAATAGAGCTAAGACCAAAGATAATACAGTCTTCAACTTCTCCATGATGTTTTTTAAGATCATATAAGTACTCTCTCTTTATTTGAGCATACTCTGGTGGTATGTTTGCATTTAAATAAGCCATAAAACCTCATTTTATTTCTCCCCAGTTTTTACCGGACTCGTAGTCTACCTTGTTTGGTATCTCTAAGTCAACTGCGTTCTCCATAATATCTTTTATCTTAGCAGCCTCTATAGGATTAATAACTGATATATCAAGTTCATCATGTATTTGTATATGTGGTGTAATACCCTCTTTGTGTAATTCTAACATAGCTTTCTTAGTCATGTCAGCAGCAGATCCCTGGATCAATTTATTTAAAGCTTTGTATGTGTAAGCACGCTTGATACTTGCTCCGTATTCCTGCCTTGCCTGATCAAAGGGTAATGCTTTGTGCACACCAAAATGATTTGGCTCCCACAGGTGAAACCTGCACAGTCTACCCAGCAGTGTACGAATTTGGCCACGTTGTTGTGCTCTGTTTGACACAGAGTTCATTAAAGTTTTTACAAATGGAACTCTATCATGATAAATTTTAAATAGTTCTTCAGCTTTATCTTTTGATACTCCTAGCTCTGCTTGTAGTTTTGCTTTACCCATACCATACCAAAGGCCAAGGTTAATTGTTTTAGCTTGTGATCTTGGTATGTCTGCCATCTTTGCAACGATGGTATGGAAATCTGCATTACCATCTTCGTAAGAATCTTTTACACCAAAGACACTTGTATCTTGATCAAGAGATGCATAATGAACAACCAACCTTGGTTCTTGTTGACTGTAGTCAAAGCATCCCCACTCGCAGCCAGACTCGGGTATAAAGAGGGATCTGATCAAAGGACCCAAGTCTTTATTACGAGCAGGAATTTGTTGTAGATTAGGATTAGAATAACTGAACCTACCAGTTACAGTTCCTCCAGTATCCGATCTAATTTGGTTAATATCAGCATGTATTCTACCGTTGTGCTCATGTTTTATAATAGTATCTATAAATGTTGTATGTGCCTTGTTTATTTCTCTAGCTTTTGATATACATTGTACTAAAGGATGTTTATGAGTAGAAAGAAAGTTTTTTGTAAATGAAGGAGCCTGTGTTTTTAACGTTCGCTCGTATGGTAAGTTCAACTTATCAAAAACTTTTGCAATTGATCTTGCTGCCCATATTTGAGTATCTATTCCTGTTTCTTTTTCTACTTGTTTCAGGAGTTCTTTTTCTTCTGATGCTAACTGGTTCTTTAATTTATGAGCTTTTGGAACGTCCACTCTCACCCCAAGAAATCGCATATCAACCAAACAAGGAAACAAATCTGTCTCAAGATTAAATATTGCTTCTAAGTCTTGATCCAATATTTCTTTTTGCATAACTTTCCATAAACCTAACGTTAGTTCTGCATCACGTTCAGCATAATTACCTACATACATAGCAGGCAATCTCCACATATCAGCTTTAGGATCAACACCCCATTCTTTTGCAGCGTTAGTTAATTCTGTTTCATTTTTACCATGACCTAAGTAATCCCAACCTAAAGATCCAAGATCATATCTAAATCTATTTTCATTTACTAAGGATGCAGCGATCATGGTGTCAACAATCTGTCCGTTAATTTTTATACCCATAGATCTAATCCAACAAACATCATACATTGCATTGTGAAAAATTTTTGTTGAAGTTGTTTTACAAATGTCTGTAAACCATTGAATTACTTTACTTTTTTCTAGGTTACCACCACCCTCATGATCGAATGGAAAGTATCCTGAGTAACCATCTGTTGCAACTGCAATACCAACAACCTTACCTTTACCAACAACAGAACCTGACCCCATAGTTTTTAGTTCTGGGTCATATGTTTCTAAGTCAATTGCAATCTCGTCACAAAATCTTAAGTCAGGAAATTCTGTAGGCTTGACCCATTCTGTCTGTGCATTAAAAATCATTTGTAATCCCTTTCAATAATCATCTCTATAAAATGTATTGCTTTCAATAAATCTTCTTTTCCATTTTTATCACGGTGTCGAATTATATATTTTATAGCACAACCTTCAGGATATAGCAATTCATTCTCTACTACAAACTTACTTGGCTGTATTTTATATTTTTGATAATGACTCCCGCCGTGCTGCTTGTCCCATACATCACTCATAACTTAAACTCCTTTGATTTGTTTTGTGATTTAATTAAGTATAAATTTTTCATACTTCTTGTTATACCTACATACCAAACTCTGTACTCCTCATCTTGTTTAGCTGCAGATTTTTTTGCACCTTTCAGTGTGTTTGATGTATGATTCAAAAACAATATTACGTTTGTTGCTTCACCACCTTTAGCTCCATGTATTGTTGATACTTTTATTCTTGCTTCTTTCGTTGGATCTTCTCCATTTAATAATAACAATTGCATATAAGTTATTTGACTCTCTGGTAACTTATCAAATGCATCATGCCATTTAAGAGATAGATTCATTGGTCCTTTCATTCTTTCTTTTATTCTTTGTATCTGTATATCAGGTATTGTTATTTTCTTTTGTAGTGAAGACCAGTGTTGAATATCTTCATACAAACTTTTACCAATGCTATTGCCTTGTGCTGTGTTAAAAAACAAACCTTTCTTTTTTAAATATGTTGGTACAGATTTTAATAATGATTTAGTTCTAGTTAATATCAACCAATCTCCTGTTGACATATCTATGTCTGACAATCTATATCTTTCAAAAATTTCTCCAGTTTCAGACTTTGGAAAATATTCTTTGTCAATCCTATTTTCTTCTATTCTAGTGATGACATTTAATGCAACTTCTTGTATAATACTTGGCACTCTTTCTGACTGTTTTAGTGGTATTTCTTTTGCATCGTAGTTTATAAATGAATCTACATCCGCACCAGCCCAACCAAATATTGCTTGGTCATCATCACCTGCAACCCATACATCACAGTTAGTATCTTTTTCTATTTTATTTATCATGGCCCACTGTATTAGTGATAGATCTTGTGCCTCATCTACAAATATAACATCAAAATCTGGTGTAACATTCTTGTCTAAAAATTTTTGTATCATGTCAGTAAAATCAATCAAACCATACACATCTTTGTAACTTTTGATTTCTTTTTCAATGGCGTCTAGTTTATCTCTTTCTATTTTTGATAGGTGTTCATTAAGATCTAATTGATCCATAACAGATATCTGTTTGACTCTAGCTAGATTTATTAAACTTAAATACTCACTATCAGATGAAAATATACCATTCCAATTATTTGTTTCATACGATGCATATTTAATTTGTATACCACAAGTCTCACCAATAACTTTGTAGTTTAAATCTTGCATGACATTTTCTTCTTTAAGTCCTAAAGTATTAAAAGCTAAAGAGTGCAGTGTTTGGAAATATTTTATATCTTTCTTTGTAAGTTCTGTTTTAACTTTTAAAAATCTATCTCTTGCTTCACCTGCAGCTTTACGTGTAAATGCAAAGTATCCTATCTTTTTTAGTGATACACCTTTATCTACATATCTCTGCACTTCATTTAATAATCTTCTAGTCTTACCTGTGCCTGGTGGTCCTACAACTTTATATCTCATTAATAATTACTCTCTTTTCTTTCTACTGGTTTGTATTCTATTTTATCTATGTGTAGTTGTTTTACTCTGCATACTTTCATTGTTTTACCATCAACGTTAAGAGAGTGGTTAAACTCTACTTCACATTTATCTTTTAGTTTTTGTGCAATACGTTCCTCTGGTATTTTCCAACTTGCACCTAAGTGATCTATAAAAGATGTAAATTTAAAATAGTGATGACCATCTTCTGTTAAACAAGATCCACTATTAATCTGTATTCTTTTTTTAGCTCTTGGCCCATTAACACAATATTGAAATAATTCTTCTTTTAATCTATCTTCTATTTGTGTGCCTGCAGGTGGTGTTATCTTTACAGAGTTTTTTCTAAACTCTGTTAGTTTTGCTCTAAAGTCTTTTGGTTTTAGTGGTTCGTGATAGATTCCTGTTTGCTCCCATATTAAATCTAACAACTCTGTTTGTTTTGTTATTAGTCGCCTGTTGCTTGCTACAACACCAGCTTTAGTGCCATCAGGTAAAGCCACATTAAATCTATATTCTGGTTCTGCATACATAATAATTTCAAAGTCTGTAATGTCTGGAAACATGGTGATGCTATCTGATTTAACACCAAACGGTCTAGAATAACAAAGACTACGCATACACTTACTATGTATTGGATCTTCATAACAAGTATGACCTGCAGTGTCTTTTTTCCATGCAGCTATTTTTAAATCTAATTTTGATTTGTCCCACGGTGTCTCTAAATAATTATAGTTTGCATTTGCAACATGGTCAGGCCATTTATCTTTGTATTTCTTTTTAGCAAAGACCATGTAGTTGTACATAAATCTATCTCTACCATCATCTAATTTTCTTTTAGAACAAAGTGCTAGATATTGTTTTTTTTCTTCAAATTCTTCGTTTGTACCAACTAAAATATTTTTATATGTTTGATCAACTAGTTTATCTAATTCTTGTTTACCTATTCTGCTTTGTTCTGCTATTTCAAAAAATTTTTTTATATCTAACTTGTTATTATCTTTATCAACTGCATATCTGTTGGAATGTCCGTTATTAAAATATGGTAGGTTTATAAAGTTACCTGGTTTAATTTCTCCTTTGTCATCTTCCTTTAGTTCTTTCTGTTTTGGAAAAACCTCTGTGTCAGGATCTAGTCCTAAAGGCAGTAAAAAAGACTTTAATGCCGAGATTAGATCGACAGTTGGTATTGGTTCTTTTAAAAATAAATAACAATGTAAACCTCCGCTTTTAGATAACAAAGGTATTAATGGTAGTTTATATTGTTGAAATAATGCTAAATAACTTTCTATTTTAAATGTTGAATAATTTTTTGGATCGATATCTATACAACCAAACTGCGAAGTTTTATCTAATCTACATGGTTGTATACCTATAGATATCTTACCCTCTATGTGATCTTTGTAATCACCTTGTGTAATAGGTCTACCTGCCCATTCGTAGTTTGGTTTAAGTTTGTTTTTCTCTGCATCTAATTGTGCAGAAGACATGTCTGCAATACCAAAGTCACCTTGGTAGCCTGTAAATAATTTTATAAATTCATCAACCATAAGATCCCGGGTCGGGGTAGCTCCACTCTCGCTTTGCTACCCCTATCTCCTCTTGATAGAGTAGAATTAATAGTTTGAGTCGTCTTTACTAGACTCAGCCTTCGCTTGACTATTTTTTAACGAGTTATGGAAATCTTTTGCCATTTGATAAATTCCAGCGTCGTCCACTTTCTTTATCAAATTTATATTGTATCCATGCCAAGTAAAACTACCAGAGTTCTCTACTGAGTTTAATTTATAAACTCTAGAAAACATTGGTGCCGGTACAGCTTTGCCAGTCTTTGGATCATGTTCAAACTGATCTTCCATCAGTGAGTTCCAACTTCTACTAACTTTAAGCTGTGTTGATTTCATGGTCATCAAAGCTTTCTCTGGTCTATCACCCAAGATAATTACAAAATGATTTGCTGTTTTGATAATCTCATTACCATTTGTCAGCATATCTTTGTTTCTATCATTTTGAGTTGTTTGACTCATGATGCCTGGACCCCTATCATTGTGGATAGGTCTACCTTCTCTTTTTTCAAAAGGTGCCCATTCTGGGTATGTCATTTTATAAAAGACTGGAATAACTTCTATTCCTTTCTCTCCACTATACAATTTTTTTGTAACTGTATTGTAGAACATACCTGCCTCTGCGCCTTCAACATACTTTGCATGTTTCTTTTTAGTTTCATCTGAACCTGATTGTAATAGTTTCAGAAAAGGTAATGCAAGATCTGACTTGTCTATGTTTTCAAGACCCATTCCTGAATCTGATACAAAGTCTAATGTTGCTAATGCACCACCTTGTTTTGTTGTTAAGTCTCCTGTTTCTTGACTCATGTTATTTGCTCCTTGTTATTTTTGTTTTGTTTCCCTTAAACAGATTGAAATGTTCAGAGGGTAAGTCTAGATCTTTCTCTACTCGCTCTCTGTATAGTGCTTTGAGAGTCATGGGTTCAACTTTCAATTTTTGTTGAGGTTGATACCCACTACTCTCGGCAAGGTTAGCGTATTCACGCGCCTTGTTATCTTCGTTACGACCAAAGGAAACAGTGATTTCATTCTTAATCAAATCACCCAAGTCGTTGTTTCGAAGCCAGTTAAATGCGCCATCCCGTTTGTCCACAGGTATTGTTGCGCTGTAAATTTCTTTTATCTCTATTGCAGATCCATCTCTAAGTTTTATGGTTTTAAGTTTCATAGACTCCATGATTTCTGGTATTACCTGTTGTGATAATCTATCTGCTTGTTCTTTTTTTCTGTCTAATTTTTCTTGATCCATTTTTATCTCATCTTCTAGCTTTTGTAATTCTAAAACATGGCCAGATAATGACTCTGGATTATTTAATTCATTTAATTGTTGAGGTGCATCCTCAATAAACTTTTGTTGTAAATCACTCATTAATCTCTCCTTTCTCGTATAGATTTATTTTTATAGGATAATATTTTCTTTCTTGTTTATCCCATTTGAGTAAATTGTATTTGCCATTAGTCATATCAGATACAATAGAACATGCAACACCTATGATTGCAGGATCACCTGTAAGTAGTAAATAATCTTCTTCTTTAAAATTTTTTAACAAAGATCTTAATTTATAAATCAATGGACCAGGTGAAAAAATTATTTGTGAAAGTTCTGGTAATAAAAATTTAAACTCACCATATTTAGAAGCACCCATAATATTTATTCTTGGGTTGCCTTCTTTTGTCCCAGGTATTTCCTGTATTACGTAAACTATTCTTTCTGACATTGACAAACTATATAATCTATCTTATATAGAAGTCAAGAAAGAAAAAGATATGAATTACAAATTTAAGACTAAGCCATACGCGCATCAACTCAAAGCATTAGAAATGTCTTGGGATAAAAAATGTTTTGCCTATTTTATGGAAATGGGTACCGGTAAATCTAAAGTATTAATTGATAATGTATCTATGCTTTATGATAATGGTAAAATCAATGGTGTCCTAATTGTGGCACCAAAAGGTGTATATAAAAACTGGTATGATCAAGAAATACCAAATCACATGGTGGATCACATAGAAAAAACTGTTGTATTGTGGCAAGCTAATATTACAAAACAACAACAAAAAAATTTAGATTCTTTATTTAAAACAGGCACAGATCTACATATTTTAGTTATGAATGTAGAGGCTTTGTCTACTAAAAAAGGTGTAGATTTTGCATCTAGATTTATTAACTCACATCAAACTATGATGGCTATTGATGAGTCAACTACAATAAAAAATCCAGAAGCAAAGCGAACTAAAAACATTGTATCTCTTGGTGTTAATGCAAAATATAAAAGAATACTTACAGGTTCTCCTGTAACTAAGTCACCACTAGATTTATATAAACAATGTGAATTTTTAGATCCTTGGTTGTTAGATCACAATTCTTATTATTCTTTTAGAACTAGATATGCAATAATGAAGACTGCAAACTTTGGTGGTCGGTCTGTGCAGATAGTCGTTGGTTATAGAAATCTAGGTGAATTATCAGATAAATTAAAGCCATTCTCACATAGAGTATTAAAAGATGATTGTCTAGATTTACCTAAAAAAACATTTATGAAACGTGTGGTGCAGCTTACACCAGATCAATTAAAAGTATACTCACAAATGAAAAAAGAAGCACTTGCAATAATGAATGGTAAAATGATTACTACAGCAAATGCATTGACACAATTAATGAGATTACAACAAATAACTTGTGGTCATTTTAAAGCAGATGATGGCACTACACAAGAAATAAAAAGCAATCGTATTGATGAGCTGATAGATGTATTATGTGAGATAGAAGGTAAAGCTGTAATATGGGCTCACTGGCAAAGTGATGTAAAACAAATTATAAAAGCATTAGTTGATGAGTTTGGTCCAGATTGTTTTGTAGATTACTATGGTTTAACACCACAAGATGAAAGACAAAAAAATATAAAACGTTTTCAGACAGATGATAAGTGTAGATTTTTTGTTGGCACACCACAGACAGGTGGTTATGGTATTACACTTACAGCTGCTAGTAATATGATTTATTATTCTAATGGTTATGATCTTGAAAAAAGACAACAGTCAGAAGCTAGAATAGATCGTATTGGTCAAACAAAACCAATGACTTACATTGATATTATCTGTGAAGATACTGTTGATGATAGAATTGTAAAAGCTTTACGTAAGAAAGTTAATATTGCAAGTCAAGTTATGGGAGAAGAATTAAAAGCTTGGATCTAGAGAACTTTATCTAACAAACTAATTATAACAAAAGCTGCGGTGCCAATCAGTAATCTTTCTATTCTAACTATCTGTGCTTTTAATTCTTTAATTTGATCAAAAGTTTGCCTTTGCATTATTCTACAAAGTTTCTCATGAGCTTCTATTTTTTGTAATGCTGATTTTCTAGCCATGTTTACCTACCCAATAACAAATAGGTTCTAGTATTTTTCTGTATACTCTACCTAATAAATGCACCTTGCCCCTTGACTCTTGTCGAATGTCAATAGTTCTGTGCACTGCTATATGTTCTAATGTTTTCTTTAAAATTTTATTTGTTTTAGATAATTTTACAAGTGGTAAAAATATCTTGTGATATCCTATTTGATATTCTGGTGCTAAATTTTTTGAGTGTCTCAACCATATTTTATTTCTAAAAGATCCAAAGCCATAAGACTCGTTCATCATAGTGCAGACAATCTTGCCTCCCCCTCCAGACGACCCGCCACCGCCGCTATATTGGCCTCCTCTAGCTGCATCTTGATTAGCTGCTGCTTGTTCATTTGATATTGCACCTGATCCTCCACCATCACCTCTGTTTCGATCAGGTATTTCTTGTGAAGTTGATGTAGGGCCTATTAAGTCCATAGCTGTTCCAACATTTGCAACATCTCCTGAAACTTCAAAATCATCTGCTGGATCTGTTGGATCTGGCCCTGTGTCTCGACCACCACTGTCACCACCTGTTAAAGCTACTTCGTCAACTATATTTACATCACCAGTCGTAAAATCACCTAAATCTCCAGGTGCTTCTCCAGGTCCTAAAACTGTTCCTTCATCTACTTCAACACCACCAGCTTTTTCAGCCTTCTTGTCAAAGTAATCTTGTGCAAATTCTTTTTTAGCTTCTCGCATTTCAGCTGTTTGAAATCCTGTTTGATTCACTCCAAGTATATCATCTTTTAATGTCTGTTCGTAATCACCAAACGCTGATACCGGGTTTCTACCAAAAGGATCTTGATTTAAATTTCCAGATTGAATATTAAATCCATAGTCTTTTTCTGCTTTTAACTCATCAACTATACTTCTTGTTGTTGTATTTTCTAATGACTCTTGAGGTAATAATTCAAACACTAAACTTATAGGTCCACCTGCAAGTTTATTTATTGCAGCTGATGCTAAGGTTTTACCGACGTTAAGTTTTTGTCCAAAGACATCTACAGTTTGATTTGCAAAATCTACCACAGCTCCTGGTACCTTACCTAATTCATTTAATGCACCTTCAACAGTTTGACCTGCTTTACCTAATACATTTTGAAGAAAACCCTCTTGTTGTTCTGGTGTTCCATAAGGATCTTCACCTTGAACCATTGTTGAACCTGGATTTAAAGCAGGATCGCCCACTACATTTATATCAAAAATATCTGGTGCTACATCAATTGTTCCTGTTTGATTTCCTAAAGGTGGTGCCGCTGTGACTTGAAAATCTCCAACATTACTTGGTTGTGTTAAATCTTCTATCGCTATACTTGTATCTACAGGTGTGACTGGTGTTACTGCTATTTCATTAAATGCATCAAAATCATCTTGTGTTAATGGCATCTCACCCGGTGCTACAACAGGATCAGCTGGTGTTGCTTGAACTCCGATACCTTGGTCAATTAAATTTTGTTCAAATTCTGTGTTTGTCGGTGTTGTATCTAAAACAGAGTCACCTGCTGGTTGATCCATGGCGCTTGTATCAACGGTTGGCGTTGTGTCTACAACTGGTGTATCTACAACCGGCTCTGGTAACATAGGTGCTCCACCACCATATAAAGTATATAAATCTTCTATGTAACTTCTTTGTGTAGGATCAAATTTTAATCCTGAAAACTCTGGAACATCAGCTAACAATTCTGTTCTTGTAGGTGTAGTTTGTCTTAACTGACCTACATCTATACTAGGATCTGTTAGTTGTGGATCTGCTATGATTGACTGTAATATTTGATCTTCATCCATTATGCCATTCCTCTTTGTCTTAATCTTATAGCTTGTTCTTCAGGTGAAAGCAACGCTTGTTCTGAAGGTGTCAATCCTGTTTGTGATACAGATGCTTGTTGATTTGTTTGCACTACCGCAGGATTTACTGGTGGTGTATTTGGTAATGCTGATACCTGATCATAAGACGGTAAATATTGTTCTATATCTATGTCAAATATATCATCAAAAGATAAATCTCTTAAATCATCTTGTATGTCTAATAATACATCTCTTGCTTCTTCAAATGGATTATCCATATCTATATTTTCTGCAATCTGTCTAAACTCTCTTTGTATGTTTTCTGATGGAAAGTATGGTTTAAATATATCATTATCTAATCTGTTATAAACATTACCTAAACCTCTTTCACTAAACTCTGTTCTAATAGCATCCATATCTGTGTCTAAAATTTCTGCAGCTCGTATATTTTTTAACATCTCTTTGTCCGTGTTAAATTTAGCTTTGTTTGCTGCAATAAATCTTTCAATAACATCTCTTGCAGTTTTAGGTCCACCTTTTAATACAGACTCTGCACCACCTGTAAATAATCCTCTAGATTCTCTAACACCTCTTTGATAGTCTGCTATCTTAAAACCCATAGCTCTTACAGGATCTACTTTAACAGCTCTAAATCCTGCAAAACCAAGTAGTTCATCTGGCACTTCAAAATATTCACCACGTTTAGATGGTTTGTCTGTTGCAGCTTGATACAATCTGTTGATTTGTTGATATGAAAAAGGCAACATAGCTTTTGCTAAGTGGTTTGTAATAATTTTTATTTTTTCACCAGTAGGTGTTTTATCTGTATATAGTTGTCTACCCTCTCTTGTTCGACCTTCTCTTGCAATAATATCTAGTGCAGCTTCTGTGTAGATAGCTTCTGATATAAATGGTGATGCAAGTTCCCCTGCCGCCTGTGCCATGCCACTTAATACACCTTTCATTAATACTTCTTCATCGGTAATACCTTTTTGCACCTCATTAATTAATGTTTGTATAGGTCTTGTCGCTACGTCGTATGCATTACCATGACTAAAATCTATATATTTTAATTCACCGTCTTTTGATCTAATAGGTAGAATTGTAGAATTTTTTGACCACTGTGGTAGGTATTGTTTTAACGCTTGTAATTGCTCGTTTGTAACATCGTTAAGTATTTGAAACCCTGATTGCACTACATTCGGTGCAATGTATAAAACTGTGCCTAAACCAATTAATCTTTTAATACCTATATTTCTTAACGCTGGATCTTTTATTTCTTTTATTGCTCTTTGTGCAATATTAGTTGTTGTTCTTAATATCTCTGATGGAAATGACATAAATGTTCCAAGTGGTAAACGTCTTAATGCTCTAACTGTGTCAGATACATATGCATAATTAGGCACTGTATTCCTTACAATATCTGCTGCTTGATTATCTAATAAATCATCTGTAAACTTTCTACCTGCTTTAGTGTAAGCATTTTTTAAACGCAGTCTTTCAACTGCAAAGTTAGCTATTTTAAAAAAATCATCCTCTGCTGTGTATAGATCTTCTGCACCTTTCATAAAAGCTTTTGCTTTTCTACCTGTACCAGCAGTTAATTTTTTCATCATAGACTCTAATGGTTTTGCAAGATTTAAATTTTCACCAAATCTAACGTCACGTAAAAGATTTTTTACATCACCAAGTTGCACTTGTGAGTTTACAACACCAAGATCTAATAGCTTTCTATATCTTGCATTAGCAGCCGCTTCATCAAAACCCACGCCTGTTACTTTACCTAATGCTCTTTTTATAGGTGCTCCTGTTTGTAATGGTGCAAAAGCATCTGCAAAGGCTCTACCTACAACTGCAGGATTTTCAAAAAATATACCATTTGCTGCAGAAAATCCTGTTGCAGAAAATAAATTTCTAAAATGTGTAACTGGTGCAAGTATTGTTTTTGCAACTTGTGATGCTGCTTTTGGAAATAAAATTAAATTACGATATCCCCATGTTAAACCTTTTTCTACACCTGTAGCTCCTGGTCTTGGTTCAAATAAAAATTTTAATGCTTTTGATGAATCTCCTAATCCTTCAGCGATTGCTTTTGATGTAAATTTTCCTGCAAGTGGATTAACAGTAAACTCATCTCTAAAAAATGGTAAAAGATATTTATCTAACTCAACTATATCTTGATTAGGTAAAGCTGCTGATGCTTTTAACGGATCATCAAAAAAGAAACCTCTTGCACCTGCAGGTGTATTTTTTGTAACTGCTTTTTGCACAGCTTCATCTTGTTTTGCAAGTCTTTCAAATAATTCATTTTTTCTAGCAATTGACGATAACTTTGTCATACTGTTGTAAATAGAAAATCTAGGATCTTCTATTTTACCAAATAACGCTTGTATTGTTGCCTTGTCCTTACCTTTTGTTTCTGCAAGAATACGTGTTGGACTAATTTGATCTGTTAATATATTTTTAAAAAATTTATCTAACTCTGGTCCTTCATCTGCAGCTGTGTCATCAACATATTTAAAAGGTAAACCTGGAGGTCCTTTTTGTTTTTGTGCTGATTTAATAACAGTATTAACCATAGTCTCTGCTTGAAAGTCCGTAAGTTGTTTACCATTTTTAGCTGCATACTCTTTAAAAAATTTTTTTGTATTTTTAATAGCTTCTTCTGTTGGTTCATATTTCATGTAAGGTAAAATAGAGTTATCCTCAAATATTCTATATGTGTTACCAAGATAATCTTTTACTCTACTACCCATTAAAGATTGTAATGTTTTTACATCTTTTGGTGCGTTAGACGATAGATTAATTAAATTAGAAAATGTTTCTCTTGCACCGTTTAAAGAACTAAAGATTGATTTTATAGATTCATCTGTTGCACCGTTGTCTTTTAATAATTTATATACAGGTGCAGATTTATTAGATGATATTTTTTTACCTATGTTGTCAGAAAATAATATATCATTTAATCCTTTGTATATATCTGCTTTTCTTGTTTCTGTTGTTTTATCAAATAAAGATTTTATAGTTGGAAACATAGTATCAACTTGTCTATCTATATTTTTTACTAACTCCATGGCTCTATTAGTATCTGCCATAGTTGCTCCTGTTTCTGCCATCTTTGCTTCAAATACTTCTTGTGGTTTTGCACCTCTTGCTCTTAATGCAGAAAACACTTTGTTAAAATATTGATCTAATTTAGAATTACTAAACTCTAATCTTCTACCACGTTGCACAGCTGCTTTGATTGCTTTGCCTGCACCATAACCAAATAGTAAAGTTACTGGACTCTCTGCACCAAACTTTAGTCTGTTCATTAATTTTTTACCAGCATCTTCTCTACCACCTTCATCTGTGGTTTCTTCTAGTTGTGTAAATCCAGCTTCAAATACATCACCAAAACTTCCTATGTCTTCTACATTTGCAACAAAAGCTTCACCACCTACACCACCAGCCATACCAGCTAAAAATTTTTTTCTACCTAATGTTTTGTTATAATCGTTTGCTTTCTTTGCAGCTTTTTGTAGATTGCCACTTGTTGCATCCATATAGTTACCAGCTTTTTTTGCTTTAACAGCTTTACTTGCTAATTTAAAACCTATACTACCTGGAACACCTATCTGTATTATTGTTTCTGCTAATTTACCAATAGCTCTATCGTCAGCTACCTCTTCAAAAACATTAAATCTATCAAATGCTGTTTCTACTTTAGCAGCAAGATCTGTGTCAAAACCTAGGTCTATTAACTCTGCACCAAGAGATACAACACCTTCAGGTACTTTTATTACACCTGATACAATACCTGCCATCGCTGCTGTGATTGCACTTGTCTCTGAACTTTGCTCTTGTGGGGTAAGGTCAAAGTAGCCAAACGCATCTATATCTTCAGCCATTTAACCTCCTATAATAATGCTGTAAATTCTGGTAATTCTATTGCTTCAAGTTCTGCGGTAATCTCTATAACCTTACCATTATCTACATCTATGTAAACACCTGGTGTTTTACGTTTAGTATCATACACACCATCTTTTAATTTAATTCTACCTTTTGGAACTTTACCAGCTTTCGATATTTGCGGTGCAACATTAAAATCAAATGATGCGTGATTTCTTGCCTTACTACCATCACCATATGTTCCTAAATAAACACTTTCTCTACTTGCAATTAATCTTTTTAAACTAGGATCTTTACCAGCTTCATCTAATTTATTTAATCTTGCTGTCTCTTTAATTATATTTGCTTCTGTTGGTCCATCTGGAAATTTTTCTGGATTTGCTTTTATATTTACAATAGCTGTTCTTCTATTTTTTAAAACAGTTGTACTAGGTTTAGCTTCTGCCATAGCTTGACTAATACCTAATTTTGCAGCACCACCTCTAATAGCTGCCTCTCTTGCGTCATCTCTTTTTGCAAAATCTGTATAACCAGCTGTTAATGCATCTCTTATAGGTGTTCCTCCTACTAATGCAGCGCCAACTGCACCAAGTGGTAATCTTGTTTTAGGTGTAAACTCTCTTAATAATGATTCTAATTCAGGTGTAAGTTCTCTTGCTCTACCAATAAGATCACCAGTAGATTTTTGTTCTCTATCAACAAGTCCAGACATGATACCATCATTAGTGGACCCACCTCTTCTAAACATTGGTCTTTTTAAAACTCTAGCCATTAATTTGATCCTCTAAATATTCTTCCGTATATATCAGCACCCATTAATCCAAAACCTAACGCTTGTGTTAGTGGACTAGGAGCTGCTGCCATTGGTGCCTCTTGTAATGTTACGCCTCCAGCACCTGGTGTTATTGATGTTATACCAGTCCCTAATAAACTTAATCTTCTTCTTGGATCATCAACTGCCATCTGTGCTGCTTGTCTTTGTGCATCTAGTATCGCTTGGTTTTGTGCTTGTTGTGCTGCACCTAATGTACCAAGACCAGATATCTGTGCTCTACTAAAGTCTTGTGCTGCTGCACCTAGACCTCTTTGTTGTTGTGATATACTTAATTGATTTGCAAGATCTTGTTGTCTTCTTGCTGCTGCATTTTCAAAACTCTGTTGTAATAGACCTGCCTGTAAAGACGCTCGATTCCTGTTGCTTGCTGCATCAAACTCAGCTCTTTGTACACCTTCACGGCCACCACCAAATGCACCAGGAACACCTAATGTTTGTGCTGCTTGTTGGTTTCTTCTAATTTGAGCTTGTCTATCAAACTCTGCTAGTGTTGTATCAATAACCTGTTGTTGAAAAGGTGATCTATAAGACTCTATAGATCCCGCTCCTGTTCCTGCACCGGTTCCAGTTAGTGATGTTGCTGCATCTGCGGCTGTTCCTGCTTTAGTTAAGAACGGTTGAAAAGATCCAAGACCTTTTGTTGGATCTGTTGCTTGTGTGTATGCAGCTGCTTGTAATGGATCTTGTGCTGCAACTTGTGGTGCAAGTTCAGCCATACCAGCTCTTGTAATATTAAACTGTTGTGCTTGCGCTTGTCTTGCTGCAAACTGTTCTGCAGTCTCACCAGGTTGTTGTGTTGTTGCAGTTGTAACACTTGGTAATCCAGCTTGTCTTGTAAGATCTGCTAAAAATGTTTTCTGTGCTGCCTCAATAAACTCTGGTGGTAATTGTCTTGACTCTGTTATACCTCCAGTTTGTTTTGATACTCTACCGTCATCAGCCATAAATTTAGATCTTAATCTTTGAATTTCTTCATCTAATAATTCTAATTCATCTTCTGTTAAATCTTTTAATTGTTTACCAAACATTTCCATGGCCATGTCATTCTTCTCAGACATAGGATCTAAATAACCAGCCATCATTTGATTAGGTCTTAAATCACCTTTTAATCTTATATCTGGTGCGCCTGCGGTGAATTCTTTTGCTTGTATAGTTTCTGTTATTGCCATAATTTTGTCTCATTTATATTTGAAAGGCAGGCGTACTAATCCTGAAATATCACACTTTATTTGATTTTTTTGTTATCGTCAACACCTTTGAGAGGCTGACTTCCTTGATATAGGTCATCCCAAAACCGACCGCAATAAGAATACTCACCAATGTGTGTAATATAGTCTTTTAAATATACATGTATTTTACCACCCATATCTGACCATCTTTGACAGAAACCAAAGTCTTCACCAAAATATCTTTTAGTTTTAGGATCATGAATAGTATCAAATAGATTAAACATATTGTCTTTTTTTTCGTTTTTACCATTGATTATAGTCGGTTGATATATCTCTAGTTCAGGGTACTGTTTAATCATCTTCTCAATAACTTCTCTTTTAATTAACATACAGCCAGTAGGAGCATGTGTTACTTCTGCTACTCCATCTTCAACCTGTACTTTTTGAGGGTCTTCTAATTTTAAAGGAAAGGTATAACCTGCTTTAGCTAAATCATCTTGATTGGTAACTGCTCTATGTTTCTCTGTCATTCGTCTCCATGCTTTATCCCAATCAAAAGTTTTCATAGGATATGGACAGCTTATTACATCTTTATCTTTTTCTAACATTGTAAAGATAGTCTTTGATTGAAAATCAATATCTGAGTCTATAAATAATAAATGTGTGTAGCCATCTGCATGATTTAACATTTCTGCTACACACAAGTTTCTACCTTGTGTAACTAAAGAGGATTTCATCAAAGTAAAACTAACCAGTATCTTTCGTTGTATACAATCTTGTTGAAACTTTAATACAGCTTGACAGTAGTGCATAGATACGTCGCTGTGTACAGGTGTACATACCATAATCTTATATGGAGAAAATGTACCAATATTTATTTCAGTAACTCCTTCTCCGTTAACTTTATTGTTTTTAATTGTTTGATAAGTGTCTGGATTTTGTGCTACTGTTTTAGTCGGATCTGTTTTAGTAAACCAGATGGGTTCATTGTTTGCGCCTTGCGCTTTATCACTTTTTTGCATTTACCGCTCCTTCCAAAAATCTTTTCCAAGATGTGCCTATTTTATTCCAACCATAATATACTTGAGCATATGCAGATTGACATTCTAAATGATTATGTATTTCTTCTCTATGTAAACTTTCAGCGGCGGCATCTATACCAAATGCAAATTTTTGAGCGAGTAATCTTCTATTATCTTCATAGGGTACATACATAGGAAACTCAGCACCTGTTTCAAATAAAGCGCCATAATTAGTTGTAATACAATACAACCCTGCAGCCATACATTCTAATAAAGATATACAAGACGTTTCTTCAAATATACTTGGATAAACATACATATGATATTTGTGTAAATTATCTTTTATATAACTGTTAGCTTTATATCCTATGTAATTAACGTTTGGTAATTGCTCTGCTTGTTTATATAATTCTTTATAGTTGTGATCGTTTTGATCATAGAAATCTTTACCGTATATTTCACAAGACGAATAAACATCTAAGCTTATCAAAGGATTTTT